ACCCGTGTGGCAAGCAACGGCCTAATTGAAAAGGTGCGGACTAATAGCATTTTGCAGTCGGAGGCATTTAATACGACTTGGGTGCCTGCTTCGGTAAGCGTTACACCAAATACAACTGCAAATCCCTTAAATGGTGCGTTGACTGCTGACACTATTACTTTGACGGGTGCGACTGCGCCAAAGTATATAACGCAGCCCATTATTTATGGTGGTTCAACAACGACAAGTGTTTACCTAAAGGCTGGAACGCATCAATTCGTACAAATTTGTTTAGGGACAGACCCTGCCCCAAGCGCAAACTTTGACCTTGTAAATGGAACCGCCTCTGCAACAAATTCAACCGCAAGCATTGTATCGGTTGGCGGTGGGTTTTTCCGTTGTTCGATGGCGGCTACGTCTATTATTGGCACGGATATAATTATTATAGCAGTAGATTCTTTGGCGGCTGCTCGTTTTGCGTCAACTGCGTCAACGGGTACTTTTATTGCCTTTGGCGCACAAGTAGAAACTGGCGACATAGCAACAGCCTACATCGCCACCACCACCGCAGCGGTATCAGTTGGCCCCGTTAGCGGTTTACCCCGTTTGGATTATTTGGGGTCTACTTGCCCTCGCTTGATTTTGGAGCCGCAGCGGAGTTCGTTAATGCTATATAGCGAGCAAATGAATAATGCAGTTTGGACAAAGCGCAATAGCACTATTTCGGCTAATGCTGCTATTTCACCCGATGGCTACACCAACGCAGACAAAATTCAAGAGGATACAAGCAATGACCGCCACGATATATACCAAGATTTTAGCGCAACGAGTGGTACGACTTATACCAATTCCATATTTTTAAAGCAAGGCGAAAGGCGTTATGCTTTTATAAGTTTTGGAAGTGGTTTAATTGACCCAAATAATTCATTTTTTGATTTGCAAGATGGCGTTGTTTTAGCAACTCCCGCTGGAGTTACATCAACCATTACTAATTACGGCAATGGTTGGTATCGTTGCACCATTACGGCAACGGCTTCTGGCAGCGGAACCGCCTATCTTGTTACTGGTGCATCATTAAACGGAACAAGCATTTCTTATCAAGGCGTAAGTGGAAGCGGTATTTTTACCTATGGCGCACAACTTGAAGTCGGAGCCTACGCCACCTCGTACATCCCCACGCTTGGGGCATCAGTTACAAGGGTTGCGGATGCTGCTACAACTGCAAGCGTTCCAAGTTTGATTGGGCAGACCGAAGGAACTATGTTTATTGAGTTTAATCGGACTAATACTTTTGAGGCCGCATTCTTTATGCTTTCAAATCTTGTTGGAACTACGACAAATGCTTATCAAAATAGTTTTTACTTTTTGCAACAAGCCAACGGAACTATGGTGGTAGAAGTTTACGTTGCTTCCGCTGCGCAAGTTTTATTTACCGTTGCGGCTTTATCAGTTGGAACTCACAAAATGGCACTTGCTTACAAAGCAAACGACTTCGCTCTTTATGTTGACGGAGTGCAACTTGGAACCGATACAAGCGGAAGTGTTCCTACGGCAAACTTTTTAAGTATTGGCGGTGCCGTTGATGGCGGAGCGCAAAAGCAATCCGTAAGCCAAGCCCTACTATTCAAGACCCGTTTAACCAACGCCCAACTGGCCGAACTAACCGCATAATTCAACAAACGATGAAATTCTTAAAATACGAGTTCACGCCTACCCAGTGGGCAACGGCTAAAGCAAAGATTGAGTTGACGGGCACCGACCCCGAAGGCGAAACGTACACCTACTACAACCCCGAATTAGTTACTGCCGTAGTGGAACTCGGGCATCTTTGCACCCAATGGGGAACGGATGCCGAAGGCAACCAAGTCTGTGAGGTAACGTCACCAAAGTACGCAGTTGACATCCTATGGGCTAACGAGCCTATGGTTGCTTCATTTGGTGCTTATGTGGTATGGCCAGAGCCTTGCGGAGTTCACATCTTCGCTGGATGGGAATCACAATATGCGTTGGATTATTGCGTTGCTAACCCCGATGCTGAATACTGCAAACCGCCCGTTCCACCCGTAGCGATTTAATGCGATGACAAAGGAGAGTGCTGATAGCGTAATCACGTCTTGGTCTTTAACGGGCGCAGGGCTTTTAGTAAGCTACGCCCATCAAGCGTTAGGTCTTTTGGTTCTGATAACCTCACTTGCGTACACTCTTTGGAAGTGGCGAAGGGACTACCTCAAACAAAAGAGCGATGCTAATTGAGCGTATCTTCAAGAACCCCAAGACCACCATCTTGGGGCTTCTTATTATAGCACTATGCTTCACACTCGTTTGGGGAGGCCGTGCAACTTTAACAGAGGTATCGACTTTTATGGTCGGGGCTTTCGCACTTATGTTTTTCAAAGACCCTCAAGATGGCAAAGCAGCAGGCGGTAAGCCAAAGGATCAGTAAAAGCAAGAAGCGAGGCAAGCATTCCAAGAGTGCAAGCAGCAATAAGGCGAGTAAAAACTACTCAAAGCCTTACAAAAGTCAAGGTCGTTAAAATGTGCATTAAGGCGCACTTTACCTGTTAATGTACGTTTTAATGTACATTATGACTACAAATTGTGCAATTAAAGGCACATTAAGCATTATGCAAAAAATGCAAAGTGTAAACTCAAATGCGCATAATGTGTAAAATGTCCAGTTTAATCTATTAAAAACGTGACCAAGAACTTTACCCTCGCAGAACTGACTGCTACAAAAACAGGGCTTCCTAACGCCTTACCCAAGCATCTGGAGGGAAACCTCCGTGCGCTTGCAGAAAACGTCTTACAACCCACGAGAGATGCCTTAGGTGCGGTGAAAGTAACAAGTGCATACCGCAGCCCTGCGGTGAATAGCAAAGTGGGAGGCGCAAAGACCTCGCAGCACGTACAGGCTCAAGCTGCTGACCTCAAGTTTGATGGAGGCAACGAGGTTCTTTTTAATTGGATTAAGGACAATTTGGACTTTGACCAACTCATCTGGGAGTTTGGCACGGACAAAGCGCCAAGTTGGGTGCACGTGAGTTATTCTAATACCAAGAATCGCAAACAAATCCTCAAAGCAGTCAAACACAATGGCAAAACCAAGTACTTCAACTTTTGATAACTGGCTCAATGAACTCGAAACAAAACCCCAACCCACTTGCAATATGGATTCTGCCGATGGTAGCTGCGACTCTTGCGGCAGTTAGCAGTTGCGCTTCTGTGAAACCAGTCCTGCAGAGTGTGGTTGTAAGGGACACGGTGATTGTAACCAAGACAAAGTACCTAACCGACACTCTGGAACTTTACAAGGACACGACAATTTACCAAGACAAGGTAAGGCTTCAACTCCAGTACATCGACCGAAAGGTGTACGTTGAGGCAACGTGCTTGCCCGATACCATCCGAGTCACCCAGACCAAGATTCTAACGAAGGAGAAGAAGCAGAGGGGATGGACTTTTGAAGGTGCTGCAGTTATGCTTGGACTTATCCTCGTTGCTGCGTACTTCATCAAGAAGTGGATAGACAAGCTCGTAGAGTAGGTTTATTTGGCTTCTGCTGCACTTAAATACTAAAATGGTATAAGTGTATGACTTGAGGTATTTGGATGCGTTAGAACGCAACTTCTTTCTTTTTCTTTGTTAAGTTTCTTTTTCTTTAAGTTGTTTGGTTAAGTTAAGAGTTGACTAACTACTAACTAAAGTCAAGTTAATAGTTGATTAATTAGTTAAGTTAAGTAAGTTAACTATTCAACTTTGATAAAAAACAAAATAAAATTGACATACGCAAGTACTTATGCTAATTTGTAATGATTCTAAATAATGAATGACCATATCTACATTTATTGGGATGACGTACCTTTGGCAAATGACACCAAAGTACTACATCGGCAAGACGTTGAAGATAGAGGCGAAGGATGTTGTGATGGACTTCCAACCTGATAATTACAATCTTGGAACTGCCCTCACCTACCTAATGCGTGCAGGCAAGAAACCTCACAATCCTATCTGCGATGACATCCGCAAGGCCATCGCTCACCTAAATTTTGAACTTGAACGCCAAGATGAGCAGCAAACCATTAGCGCAACAAGCGAAGGAAGCCAAACAACAACAGGAAAATATGCAGTACTATACTAACCCTGCCAAACGCAGGAAGATTGACTTCATCCTTGAGGAGTGTGCTACGCTGATGTCTAACTGCGAAGCCTCATACCAAGCTCGCCAACAGGCGAAATACAAAGAACAAGAGCTACTGGGTGAGATTGCCAAGATAGACCTGCACTTCGCCATCCAATGCGGATACCTTATCCCCGATAATTGACATACAAGATTGTCGTAGGCAAGGTTCCAAGCCTCAACGCCTTCTATGCATCAAAGCATTGGACTGCCCGTGTGAAGGCAAAGGAGTTGGTATCAAAGGAGGTGATGTCGCAGCTTGAGAAGTACGACCTGCAAGAGATAAAAGACGTACACATCCATTGCAAGGTGAACTACCGCTACGATATTGACAATGCAATAATGGCGGTGAAGTTTGCCCTTGACACATTTAAGACTTGGGGTGGTGTGAAGGATGATAGCCGCAAGTATGTGCATTCCTTAAAGTTGGTTCACGACCAAAGTATTGGGATTAACACGGCAGAAATAACCTTCACAGGTTTGTTGGTATCAGAATAAGTTGTATATTTGCATAACTTAAAACCAATCAGTTATGACTTTATCCTTCAGTTCAGACGTTTACACCGAGATGGTGCAAGTGCAACAAGCACAAATCCAAGCACTTCAAAACAAGATACAAGAGCTTCAAGCTCGTATTGATGTTCTGGAGCAGCAATCAATTTTATTTATCTAAAACCAATCTATTATGTCAAAAATTATTTCAATCACCCCAACAGGTCAATGGCAGGATTTATTCAAGCTCGAAGTTCGCTTCGACAATGGAGACTTCGGTACTGCCTTTGCCAAATCACAAACACCACCCTATGCCGTAGGCGAAGACGTGGAGTACACCAAGAACGAAAAGGGTACGGTGAAAATCCAACGTGCTAATGCCTTTGGCGGTGGTGGAGGCTATAACCAATCAGCTCCATCTGCGCCTAAAAATAACGATGAGCGCTCACTTTCAATTATCCGACAGGTAGCTCTAAAGGCTGCGGTCGAGTACGCTTGTGCTGCTCAGCACGATGTCAACACCATCCTTGCCAACGCAGAGACCTTTAACGCTTGGATGACTGGTCAGAGCGCTGCTCCTGCATCACACACCGAGCATTTTGCAAATCGCAACGACCCTTTCTGATTGGTTTTTAATAGGTCGTTGTGTGAAGCCCCTCTACGGAGGGGTTTTTTTATGTCAATTATTTTGTTATATTTGCTCACCAATCAGAATCAATGATACATCCCGACCTACTACCTAACGAATCTTCGTTACCATACCTCCAGAGAGCCTTAAAGGGCAAGTACTACGACACAGGCAAGCTCGGTGTTTATGAAGTAGACCAATACCTACGCCTGAAAGATGGTGAGTTTGTCGTAGTGGTCGGCCACGCCAACGTAGGCAAGACCCACACCCTGCTTTACCTGATGCTTTTGCAGTCGTATAACTTTGGTAAGAAGTGGCTGATATACTCCGCAGAGAATGAAGTGCCAAGCCTAAAACGCAAGTTAATAGAGTTCTTGGTATGCAAACCCATACAAGGCATAGATGAGGGGATGATGTTCCGCAAGTTGGACTTCATCAACGAGTACTTCCAATTTCTTGACGGCAATCGCCTTTTTACCGCATTCGAACTTCTTGAGGTAATGAGCAGCATCAAGAACGAATGGAACTACACGGGTGCTTTGATAGACCCATACAACTCCCTATCAACAGACCAAAAGAAATTAGGCAAGACAGGGATGCACGAATACCACTATGAGGTAGCCTCTGCCCTTCGGGTGTTTGCGCATCAGAACAACGTCACGACAATCGTAAACGCTCACCCTGTAACCGAAGCGATGCGCAAGACATTCTACAAAGGCCACAAGTATGAAGGGATGGCGATGCCTCCAAACACATCAGACATTGAAGGTGGCGGCAAGTGGGGCAACAGGTCGGACTGCGTAATCGTGATTCACCGATTCGCTGCACACGAAACCGATTGGATTTACACGCACATCCACGTTAGGAAGGTCAAGGAGATGGAATCGGGAGGGCGCATAACGCCCCTTGAAACTCCCTTAATACTTCAGAGCGTATTAGGTAATGTTGGCTTTGTGATAAACGGGCGTAACTTGCTGCCAATTAAAACGGATGAAACCCCTGCGAGCGATGTACCCTTCTGATGACTCCCACGACCTTTACATAAGGGAGAAGCAGTTGATGCTTGCAGGTACTGCGATGTGGTTGGCGCAGCAAGCAGCAGACAAAGCAAAAGGCCGAGAGGTACAAGATGACATCCTGCACCACGTTATGAGCTGCCACTACGCAGACCTACTACTTCAGCAGTTCATTGACTACCGCCAGTTCACCGAAGGCAAGATGAACGAGATGTACCTTGCTAACGCCAAGCTGCGAGTTGATAGCGAGCAGATGCACTACGAGATACAACGCCTGCAAGGGATAATAGAAGACAATCTATGAGGCAGATTCTATCTCCCTTTCAGAAGTACGAATGCTTTGCAGTAGATGGAACAGACTACCTCGTGTTGGACTACACCATTATACAAGACAAAGATGACAATTTAGTGGAGTGGGCGAGTGAGATGAAGTTTAAGAGACTTTCAGACCACAAGCACTACACTATGCCGATGACTAAAATAATAACCAATTACAACGAGGGCAGAGCGAAACGCTGCAAATGCTAATGAGACCATTTGAACTACGTCAACTAAAAGTATCTAAAGAGCAATACTTCGCCCGTCTGGGATTCCAAGACAATGGAAGCCGTGCGCATAAAGAATCTACTGCAAGAGCAGCATTCGTATCAGCATTCCGCAACCACGCAACCCTGCACGAACTGGGTGAGGCCATAGACAAAGACCATTCAAGCGTAGCCTATGCAGTAAGGATGCACAAAGACCGCCTTATCTACGGGGATTATCAGCACTACTACAAGGTAGCCTGCTGCGTTCTTGAGGAGAACCCGATGGCCTGCATTGACAAGCCCGACTTTGAGGCGATGGAGCAGGAACTAAATAAACTCAATGAGGTGGTAGCGGAGTTATCTAAGTATAAAGAACTATATTTAACTCTTAAACGCACATTTGATGAATTTTAACGTAGGGCTTTACCCAATCTATGGGCTTATCGTAGGGGCTAACTGGTCAAAGACCGACTACCTTGAAGAAGATATTGTAATGCACACGGTGCAATTTGCTCTGTTTGTTGTAATTGTAGAAATCACTTGGGACTCCTCGCAGTATTAGCAAAGCGGCAGACCGATTGGATTCGTATGTGCAAGAGCTTTGGCGCAAGCGATGACCTTGCCCAAGAGCTTACGCAGGAGATGTACGTCAGATTGTACAAATATGTGGATGACGCGGAGAAAATAATGTACAACGAAACGGAGGTCAACACCTTCTTTGTGTACGTTACGCTGCGAAATATGTACGCCACGTTGATGCGCCAGAGGGCAAGATTTGAATTTGTGGATGTGGACATCCTTGAGGAGTTTATCTACGAGGAGGCCAACGAAGATGCGGAGGTACAACTCATCCAACTTTATGATAGGGTGTGGTCAACCCAAACTGACTGGCATTGGTACGACAAAAAGATATTTGCCTTGTACCACAACACCGATATGTCCATTCGCACGTTAGCGGATGAGACCAAGATTTCAGCACGTTCAATTTTCAACACACTAAAAAATGCAAGAGAGCGAATCCAAGAAGACTGCCAAGACACCTACCAAGCGTACAAAGAAGCCAAGCGGCTTGGGTGATACCATAGAGCAAATCACAACCGCCACAGGCATCAAGGCTGCGGTGGATTGGTTTAGCGAAGCAACAGGTGTTGACTGCGGTTGCGATGCCCGTAAGGAGAAACTAAACAAGCTATTTCGGTACAGGAAGCCAGAGTGCTTGACCAAAGAAGAATACGAGTTTGTCGGCAAGATGCGAGGCAGGAACACCGTGACCGCCATTGAGCAGACGGAAGTCAATAGAATCTACAACCGAGTCTTTAAGGATTCGGTAAAGCCCACCAACTGCGGCTCTTGCCTTCGTGGTAGGTTGCAGGAGCTTGAGACCCTATACAACGCTTATGGTCAGTAACGAGCGCAGGGTTTACTCCAATCAAGTTGGAGACATTACCGCAAAGAGATTTGTAGAGGCTTGCGAGGCCATTGGCTACTCCTGTGAGAAGTCAGACCGCAACACCGACATATATGACCACATTGACTACTTCGTTACACGGCTAAACGGAACGACATCCGTTGACGTAAAAGGAGGCAACCACCCCAACACCATTTGGGTGGAGTTCAAGAACGTAAAAGGA